AAATTTTTATAAAATCGAGTAAAGCAGTAAAAGGTAGAGGTACTGTTATAAAAAAAAAAGAATCGGAAGAAAAACGATGATTAAGACGAAAAGAGAAACAAATTTTAAAAGAAAAGATGTTGTGGAGGCTCAAACGTGGAGGGGGCGTAACGTACTGGTTTGGAGTTCATCAAATTTAAATTGATGGCATTGACGCAATGTGTGGAAAATGACCCTAAGTTGCCCGGTAGTAATCTCAGAGTCTTTTAAAATTTCGGCGTAATGGAAGGCTAGTTTGGCGAGCCCCTCAGTGAGGTGTTTTTCGGTGTGCACGCAAGTAGTGCATGCAAAAGCGGATTTTTGCGCTTCCACGAAATGTTCATTGTTGCGATACACCTTACCGAAAAATTTTGCTGCTTTGCGTAGGAGATCGGGAAAACACCCGTCCCTGTTAATGATAAATCCGGCGAACTCACCGTGCATGGTATGAAAAACTTTGAGTTTGTGTTTTGTGGTTTTAAACAAACGCTCACCAAAGGCGGTGATTGTTGCTTCTCGACATTTAGACAACATGTCATCGCCCTTATAGGCGGAATATTGGAGGTCTTTAAATTCGAATGTAGCAAACATGATTGCAGCGTTGCAAAGAGTATTTTCAGCGATGGTGAAGGGAGAGCCGCTAAACTGTTTGGATTTACCGTAAAGTGCTATATTATGCATTTTATTACGGTTGACCATGAACCAATCAGCACGGTATGCGACGAACCAGTCAATCAAAGGTTGTGGACAGCCCAGGTAAGAGATGAGTCGAGCTGTGAGATCTGACATTGGTTTACAAAATGACGCATCCCACTCGCTAATATCATTGCATACGTACTTGTAGTCTTTAGTGTTGTGTTCGAGGGCGGCGAATTGTAGACTGATCTCATCGTCACTACCGTGGGTGGCGAATAAAATGCGTTGGTGGAAACGCGATGCGATGGCACGGCATTTGTCTAACAACAGGCAAGCGTAGGAAGCGAAAAGCAAGTTAACGCGTTTGGACATGGATGCGATGCCTTGACCGGCTTTAACTTTAGCGTCGAAACCAGGTTCAGGGTCATATTTAGCTTGACGCTTGTTGATAAACTCCATCACTTCATTGTACTCATCAAACGGGGTGTTGATCTGGTTGAGGATGGTAGCGGAGGCACCGCCAATCATTTTCTTGTTGAGACGTTCGATATATTTAACGTATTGATCCCTTAACTCGTCACCAGAGCATCTCATCATAGTTTTAAAGGTGTTCAAGTTGTGGTTGGAACCGGTACAAGCTTTTGCTAGTCCTGCCTCCATGGCGTCAGTGATATTTCGGCAGGCAGTGGGTTTAATGCGTTGCGTGCGTTTAGTGTAACGTTTAACCATGGTGTCAATAGTGACCAGAGGGTCATCGCTGACTTGTGATTTGACGAATTTAGTCGTGCGGTCAAAAACGTAACCCTTAAATTCTTTCTGAGCGGGCTGCAGGTTAAATGGTTTAACGGTCAAAGA